TGAAGAGCTTGCGCTGGCCGTTGGGCACATAGTGCGGATGGCGCTTGACGATCTCCTGCAGCTGGCGCCGCGAGATATGCAGCCGTTCGGCGGCCTCGTCCATCGAAAACACCTGCGAAAGCGTCACGGGGTCACCTCCTCGCAGATCGGCGTGTTGGCGAACTTGAGGAGCACATCGGCGTGGCAGGGTTCATCCGGCTTGCACCAGCAGGCGAGGTTCTTGCCGCGAAGCTTGCTACGCACATGAGCGTGGATGGCTTCATCCAGCATCAGGCATATAGCGAAGCGCCGAACAGCAGCTTCCGCGACGGGAGCCACATAATCCGGGAAAGCGAGAGGCCACCATCCCCAGCGTTTTGCCTGGCGCCTATCGACGGGTTCGCCGATGACGAACGGATTGCCGAAGTCCCCGGGCCGCGCGACATTGACCGCCGGCAGGCCGTTGGTGGCGAGCGAGAGGGCCTGCAGGTCGAAGCCCTTGGCGCGGGACAGGCGGAGGCGGACGGGTTGGCTCATCATACCTCCCTCCCGCTATCCTGCTTCGCGGCGGCTGGCTTACCCTCTGCAAGGGCGGCACGGCCGGCGGCGGTGATGAAAATCTCGTAGTCAAACTCCAAATGGGGCGCATAGTCGAGATCGGGAGAGCGTTCTCCTTGTCTGGGTTCGGGCAGCTTTCCCGTAACCAAAAGTCCGTTTCGCAAAAGATCGTCGATTATCTCCCCATCTATGTCGCCGTCTTGCGTCTCCATGACGGTCAGAGGCCACATGTTGGATCCCGCCGTGAACCCATAGAACGGAGCCTCGCAGGCGAGTTGGAGGACGCTGAGGTGTTCCTTCGTCAGCCTACCCATCGTCCCCCTCCTGTGCTTCGGGGGGGCGGCGCAACGCTGCGTCAGGCGGGATTGCCATCGCGAGCGCCATGCTCAGAACCGCGCTCATGTGGCTCATGTCGCGGCGATCGACGAAGCACCGAAAATCGTATCCTCTGCCGTGAGGTGCGTCTATCATGCCGAGGCAGAATGACCATTGGTCCTGCGGTACGGGAGTCGCACCGTCCAGCACCTCGCCGCAGCATATGAACGTCGGTGAATCGCTGGACGAAATGATCTGCGCCAATGACCGGCAATCTTGTCGGCCCCGGGCGCACTGTAGCGGCGGATGAAAGCCGACCTTGAGAGGTTCGTCGTTCACGACCGCTCCTCCTCTATCCCGGTAAGGGCACGGATGCGGGCGGCGTCGAGCCGGTCAAGCCGCTCGATCTCAGCGATGATCAGAGCGCCAGCGCGAACCAAATCGCGGCGGCGGTCCTTCGGCTTCCACCAACTTGCGTCCCACGTATGCGGCCACCCAAATGGAGCGCCCATGACGGTCATCGCCGGTGCGCCTCTACCCGCCCACCTGGCGTAAACTACCGCAGCCTCTACAAGCTCACCGTTGGCATGTTCGTCGTCATGCTCTGGCGTCCAACCCTCGACTTCGACCTGCCGCCGTCGCTCTGCGAGCACGTCTTGTGCCGCTGCCGACCCCCGTGCCACGTCCTCCACCAACTTATCGTGCTCAGTCATGGCTCTTGGTCTCCTCGATCGTGCGGACATCAGCGGCGGTTGCCGGCCAACGGGCATCGCGCCACTCGGCATAAAATCGGCGGTGGTCTACCAGGAGCCTGGCGAGGTTTGCCGTCAGCTTCTCGTGCTCACTCGCCATGGTCGGGCTCCTTCTGTGCGAGGGCGCGAAGCGCATCACGCGCCGCATAGAATTCGAAGACGTTGTGATCTTCATGATCCTCAGCTGATAGACGAACGCCGAATTCGCCATGGAGCAGCGCGAGGAAGCTTTCCAATTTCATATCGAAATCGGCCACCAACCCCTTCAGCCGGGCGACCTCTGCCTCTGCGGCTTCGGCGCGGGCCTTTATAGAGGTGCAATATTGAACCAACTCGTCGTATAGTTCATGTCCAACATTATTTTGTTCTCGCGCCTCATCCCGCTCCCGCTCCAGCCGTTCCTTGTCGGCGCGGAGGGAGGCGAGTTCGGATTTCAGTTCACCGCGAGAGCGCGGGTCGACGTTTTTCAAGACTTCTTCAAGCCACTCGGCCTCCCGCTTGATCTGCAGCCCCAGCCGTACGGCTTGGCGAACACTTTCCTGCTTCGCTTCTGCAGCCTTGCGGGCTTCGATTACAGCTTTGTACGCCATCAGAGCATGGCCTCTAGCTTGGAACGCTCAACCATAACAAAGCCAAAGTCAGCCAAAGCCGACATAATTTCTTTGGCACGTTGGCCTTGGTCCAATACACAGGCAATGATGCTTTCGGGATCGCCCTCTTCATGGTCCCCAACTACATTCTCGTAATCACGCTTTGTCCGATACTCATCGGAGCTTCGCAGTACCTCCGAAACCCACCCATCCGGCACATTCAGCACCGGGCTGGCGGCAAGGGCGGCTTCGAGGGCGGCGCGCATACTGACCGTTCGGTAGTACATGCGGTTTGCCGCCTCGACCATTTCATCTGTGATGTGCATCATCCCGAGGCATGGCTTGACCGGCATCGTCACTCCCCAAGGAACCGAAGGAGAAGCTGGGATTCGCCGGCGCAGTCGGCGCAAAGAAGGACGCGATTGGCCGGAAGCCGGTCGCCGACCTTATTCGAAGGCAAGAAAATGCGCGCGAGCGGCACGTTGCCGCCCATGACCTGTTCCATGCCGTGCATGCGCCGGATGTTACTGATGTCGGCGACAACAGAGCGGATCGTCAGCTCATAGAAAACCGGCACGCCTTGATGCATGACGCCCTTGCCGCAGACCGCGCAGGGCATGAGCTCGGAGACGTCCATTGGCGTCGTTGCGGGCCCGTCGCTCATTGCGCACCCCAGTCGTCGCTATTTTCGAAGGAATCGCCGTGCTGGGCGATGGTGCGGCGCGCTTCCCGCCATAGGCAGGCGATGGCAACTATGCCGACAAGACAAAGAGCGGCGGCGAACCATCCATAGCCGTTCATGGCAATACCGCCGGCGCAAGATGCGCATGGGCGACGGCAAGGCTGATCGCCCGCAGGGCCGTTATGGCGAGCATGGTGCCGCCGATGCCGGCGAGAAACACAAGGATGCCGGTCGCGGTGAAGGACTCAAGCCATGGAAGGTCATCGCGCATGACGAGGGTCTTTGCCCTGCCGCGATGCCTATAGGCCTCGCCGGTGAATGTGCCGAGATGATGTGATTGCCGCATTGTCCGCCCTTTCCGTTCCCCGAAAAGGGCCCGCGCCGGGACGCATGTGCGGGAGGATGCCGGCGCGGGCCGTTCCAGGGGGGAACGGTGCGCAGGCTAATGCGGACAAATGACCCCTGTCAAGAAAAAACGCGGACAAATGTCCACGTTCTAATCTCCGGTCTCCTCAGCGCGGTTCATCTGCACTTCGTGATCCCATGTTCTGCCGATGAACAGCATGACCATGCTTCCGAGCCAGAGGATGCCGAACAAGCCGCTGAAGAGAAGTGGCACGACCGATGGCGCGCCAATTCGGTATGGATCTGCCAGTCCGTGCAGATAGCCGGCATAGAAAAAGGCCGAGACGACGGGGCATGCAATAAAGCCGACCGCACCGGCTGCGCCCAGGTCTGTCAGCTTCGACCGGCTGCGGATCTCGAATCGCATGGATATCCCCCGTCGTTCCCGCCTCTCTTCAGGCGCCGAGGATCTCGGCCAGCGTCAGGACGCGCTCGACAGAGACGACGTGAGCTCCCGAGAGCTTCACGTGGCTGTCGGGCGGCCGACGCTTCGAGATCATGATGTCACCGTTTTCCCGACCGACATAGATGCCGAGCGTCGCCTCCTCGCTGTCGCCCTCAGCACGCATGCGCACCACGACCACGTCGCCGGGCCTTGCAGGCTTGTTTGGATTGACGACGATCAGATCGCCTGATGCGAACTGCGGCGACATCGAATCGCCCTCGACATACATCGCATAGATGCCGGTGAAAGCCGCAAGATGCGGCGGGCATCTTATCATTCCGGTGATCCGCTTGGTGATGATGCGGGCCCCCCTGACATGCGCCCCCGCGGCTGTACCTAAGATGGGTATTTCACGTGAACTTCCAACGTCTTCAACTGATACATTACGCATCCTGCTCCCTCCGCCCAACCAGAAAGGCTGGGCACAGGTTGCGGATGCGTCAAGGCCACTTTCTTGGGGTTGTTCGCCCTCACTTTCGCCGGACAGGAGAAAGCCGACGCTCGTTTCCAACGCATCGGCAAGCCGCGTAAGCGTGCGACCGCGCGGCGAGGCGCCTTCGCGCGAAAAAAGTTTCGTTAGGTAGCCGCGGTCAAGTCCCGCGCGACGCGAGACGGCCTCCGGGGTGAGGCCCCGTTCGTCCAGCAGTTTGCGTATGCGTTCCTGCACCTCATCCATGGTGAGGGGATTATTGTCCCCGGCAGCAAAAAACGGAACGCGGACAATTGGCCTTGACAACGTGGTCATTTGTCCACATCGTGCCGCGCCATGACGATGCGCGAGCAACTCCTCCATCTGACCGATTCCTTCGGACGGGCGCGCGGCCTGAGCCGCTCGCGCGTTTCGCAACTGGTGCTCAATCGCGGTTCCAAGCTCGACGATGTGGCATCGGGCGGCGACGTGACGACCCACATATTCGAGCGCGCCATGCAATGGCTATCCGACAACTGGCCGGCCGGGGCCGCATGGCCCGACAGCATTCCCCGGCCCGAACCGAGCGCGAAGGAGGCCGCGGAATGAGCGCGGCGGGACAACCCGACTGCCGGGCGCGGCTGGTGCGTGAGCTCGAACGGATATCCGTCGACGGGCTGGTGACGATCCGCGTCATGCAGCGGGATCCGATAATGGCCGATGGACAAGCCGCTGGCGGGGAGAGTCTCCGTCCCGCCCTTAAGCTCCCTGCGGTCGCTGGCGGGCCCCTTGGGTCGCTGGCGGACCGGGTTTCTGTCCCGCCTGTAAGCGGCAAGCCGCTGGCGGGCCCCTGTGTGGAGCTCTCCGACGCGACGATGATGCTGCTGCAGCTCGTCGCGCTGCATGACGACCGCACGCCGGCGGACTGGATCGCGGCGGCGGTCTGCGCCCGGGCGGAGGCGGTGGGCCTGGGCATGCTTGCGGACGAGATCGAGCGTCATGCCGGCGATCTAGCCGGGTGCGACGTGGCGCGTCACGCGGATTCAAATCGGGCAAATCCGGCGAGGGGAAAGCGATGAAGACGACATTCGAGCGGTTCCTCTCAGTGATGGAGGGGCTGGACGAGGATCTTTCCGCCCGCTGGATCTGCGTCGACAATCTCGTGGCGGCGATCGAACAATCGGCGGTGCGGGCATGAGCGCGAACCCGGGCCGGGCATCGACCGAGGACCAGCGCCGCGCACTCAAGGCGGCGGTGTTCCGGGCGATCCGCTTTTTCGGAACGGCGGTGGCGGCGGCGGGCATCACGCGCGTCAACGAAAAGCGCCTGTGCGAATACCACGTCATCCAGGAGGAAGACCGCCACTGCCCGGTCGACATCGCGCTCGACCTCGATCTGGCGGCCGGCCAGCCGATCATCACCGGCGCATTGGCGATGGCGCAAGGCTACCGGCTGGAGCGGATCGAGGCGCGCATCGGCGTCGGCAAGCCGACATTCGCTGATCTGAGACGGGTCGTCGCCGAATGGCGCGACGTCGAGCTCAGGGCGATCGACACGCTCGAGGATGGGGCGATCAGCCCGCGCGAGAAAAAGGACCTGCGCAAGGAAATCGCCGAGCTCCGCGCGGCGCTGGACGAATTCGAGGCGAAGGTAGAGGCGGCGTGAATGACAGGTTTTAGAGCAGGGGTGAGCCGCGCGTAGCGGGGCGGCAAGTCAACTAAGCGCGGGCGCCGGGGCGGCGCGGGGCGGAAATGACTTCCTCGACGAATTCGACATTTTACGCGGCGATCGACCGTGCGGTCGAGCTCGTCAAAGCGAAGCGCCGGCGGGGCCATGTCGGTATTAGGTGAAAGGAAAAATCCGATGAGCAGGGTATTGCGGTCATTCCGCGAGATGCTGGGGCTTCTCTCTCGGGGAGAATTCTCGCGCAGGCTCGATGAAGAGCTCTCCAATGTGGTCGACGCCTTCGACACGATGGCCGCCGACAGCGGCAAGGCCGAGATCACCGTCAAGATCACGCTCAAATACGAGCTCGGACGCATCGATATCGATCCGAGCGTGAAGGTCAAGCTGCCGGAGACGGCGCGCTTCATGAAGACGCCGTTCTGGGCCGTCGATGGCGCGCTCTCTGTCGAGCACCCCAACCAGATCGACATGTTCCCCGGACCGCGCTCGCGCGACGAACGCGAGGAAGAAAGCGCCTGATCCTTCCAAAGACTCGAGACGATTCAACGCCATGAAAGGAGAAACCCATGGCACAGCATGACGCGGCAGCCGTCGACGGACACGGCATTTCCCTTGTGAAGACACTCGCGGAAGAAGCGTCCGGCGCCACCGTGGTGCGTATCGGTACGTCGGGTCTCGGCCTTGGCCTGCCGGTCGATGTCCCGCTGCTGTTCGACCGCAAGGCGCAGCGCGCATCCTCGCTCGCCGATCTCATCGAGACCTATCGCCAGGCGCCGGCGCGGCGCGAGGGAACGGCGAAGGCAGAGACGCTCGAAAGTTTCTGCGCGCTGGTCAATCGCCACAAGGACGAGCGCTCGGCGATCTTCGGCGCGACGCGCTGGCCGGAGCCGAAGCTGACGGCCGTGATCGACTATGACGACGCGAGCGGCGAGGCGCGCTTCGGGCAGCACCGCATCGTCTATGATTTCCCGCTGACGGAGGAGTTCAAGGCCTGGGTAGGGTTTGACGGCAAGGCGATGGAACAGCCGGTCTTCGCGGCCTTCATCGAAGAGCATGCCGCCGAGCTCGCCGCGCCGACGGACGGCGAAAGAAGCGAGTTCGAGCGGCTGTTCCGCGAAACCTTCGCCACGCCTTCGGAACTGATCGAACTGTCGCGCCACCTCGAGGTCTTCGTCGGGGCGCGCGCCAAGCAGGGCATTCGCCTGCAGACGGGCGAACGACAGATCGAATTTTCCGAGGAACACCAGAACGCCAAGGGCGAAAAGATCGCAGTGCCCGGAATCTTCATGCTGTCGGTTCCGGCCTTCATCGACGGGCCGCCGGTGCGGATCCCGGCTCGGCTGCGCTACCGGATCGCATCCGGCGATATCAAGTGGTTCTACCAGCTCTATCGCTGGGAGGCGTTCCTGCGCGAGGAAGTCGGCCGCGCGCTGAAGGACGCCGGCGGGGCCACGAGCCTTCCGACCTTCGAAGGCGCGCCGGAGGCCTGATCCGTGCAACCGCACCCGCTGGCTGAACTGTTCCCGATGCTGCCCGAAAGCGAACTGCGCGAGCTCGCCGACGACATCGTGACGTTCGGCCAGCGGGTTCCGATCGTGCTGCTGGACGGCATGGTGCTCGACGGACGCAACCGGTTGGCGGCCTGCCGGTTTGCCGAGGTCGAACCACGCTTCGTCGAATACGAGGGTGACGATCCGCTCAACTTCGTGCTGTCGCACAATCTGCATCGCCGCCACCTGACCGAAAGCCAGCGCGCGATGATCGCCGCGCGGATCGTCGATTGGGATGTCGGCATCAACCAGGTAACGGCAGGGGCGGCAAATTTGCCGACCCGGAAGGCAGCGGAGCGTCTGTCGATATCCGAGCGCGCCGTGAGGGCGGCGCGGCGCATCCAGGAGCGCGGCGCGGGCGAACTGGTCGAGGCGATCCGCGAGGGACGCGTGACCGTCCATGCGGGCGAAGCGCTCTCCGATCTCGAACATGAGACGCAGCGCGAAATCCTCGACCGCGAGGAACGCGAGATCGTTGCGCGGGCAAAAGCGATTCGCGCCGAACGTCAGCGCCGGCGTCATGACGAGCGGCTGGAAAACATGCGCCGCATCGCGGGCGATGGCGGCACGGCCGCGCCGAGGCGGCTCGATCGCCGCTATCCAGTCATCTATGCCGATCCGCCCTGGCGTTTCGGCGTGCGCTCGGAAGTAACCGGGCGCGAGAAGAGCGCGGAAAACCACTACCCGACAATGACGACGCCGGAGATCGCGGCGCTGTTCGCCGAGCTCGGCGATCCCGCGACGGCGGACGCGGTGCTGTTCCTTTGGGCGATCAACCCCATGCTGTCGGAGGCGCTCGATGTCATGCGGGCGTGGGGTTTTGCCTATGTGCATCACTGGATCTGGGACAAGGAAGTCGCCGGCACCGGCTATTGGGGCCGCGACCGGCATGAGCTCCTCCTGATCGGCCGGCGCGGGGACGTGGCGGCGCCTCTGCCGGGATCGCAGCCGGAGACTGTCCGCCGCGAGCGCAAGGGGCCGCATTCGGCCAAGCCGGACTTTTTCGCCGAGACGATCGAGCGGCTCTATCCGGCAATGGCGCGGCTGGAGATGTTCGCCCGCCGCGCCCGGCCGGGCTGGGATGCGTGGGGGTATGAGGCCGGCGACGGCAATGGGGGGAGCGCTTCACCCCCCTCTGTCCTTCCGGACATCTCCCTCTCAAGGGGGGAGAACAGCGGTGGGGAGGCCCAGGGGCCCGCCAGCGACCGCAGGGAGCTTAAGAGCGGGACGGAAACGGGCCTGAAGCGGCCGTGGTTCCGGCCGGATACAAGCGGTGCGGAAGAGCGTCCTGCCGCCCATGCCGGCGACGCGTCGCAAACCGCTACACTGCGCCTGACTTGGCACCAGGCGATGCCTCCGCGTGGCCGCATCCTGGCGATGGCCGGACCGCTGGAGGTCGGCGCCATATTCCCGCCGGCCGAAGCAGCAGACGGTTGGATCTATTCCTATTGGCTCGGAAAGGTCGCCGGTCCCCACAAACGCGCCCGGACAGAGGCGGCAGCACGCAAGGCCATCGTATCCGAATGGGCGGCCTTTTGTGCCAAGGCAGCAGAGCTGGCGACAGGAACATCCGCCGATGCCTGATTTTTCGCCCGCCATGCTCCGCTTCTTCCTGCGCGGCCGGGTCGCCTTCGCGACACACGGGCTTTCGGGCGGCGCGCTGATGGATGCGACGCGCAAGGCCAAGGCGCAGATCCGCAAGGCGGCGGGCGTCACCAATACCGCGTTCGATCTGGCGTTCATGGGCCGGCTCGACAATGGGCGCGATCGCGCGCGGCTGTGGGGCGCGCTCGGCATCGTGCCGGGCGACCGCGGCGTGCTCCTGACGGACGATGGCGGGCAACACGGGGCCGCCAGCGGCTTGCCGCTTAAAGGCGGGACAGAGACTGGCTCTGCGGCGCGTGAGGAGAACGGACATGCCTGAGATCGATCGCGAACGGTTTGCCGAGGACGTGGAGCGAGAACTCGCCGAACGGTTTTCCTCGTTCAATGCGGCGGTGCGCGCATGCCCGGAGCTCAATAAGGCGCTCCTGTCGCGGGCGGTCAACGCCAATCCGCTTTCGGCCGCTTCGATGCTGGCGCTTTGCCAGCGGCTCGGCCTCGATCCATTCGCCTATCTTTCGAGTGCCAAGCGGCGGCGGCGCAGCCTCGCGGATATCCGCAAGGACATGGAAAAACAGACGGTTACAGAGGTTGCAACACGTGAAACAGGGTCAAGTGGGCAGGGAGTCGGGGCATGAACGTGGCAAGGCGCGGCGGCTGGATACAGACCTATACGGGGCGGCAATTCTGGCCGCTCGATCCGAGGATCGAGGATATCGACATCCATGATATCGCGCACGCGCTCTCGCACCAATGCCGATACTCCGGGCACTGCCTGCGCTTTTACTCCGTGGCGGAGCACAGTGTGCTGCTGTCTCATCACGTCGCCGGCGAGCATATGCTCTGGGCGCTGCTGCATGACGCATGGGAGGCCTATCTCGTCGACCTCGCCCGGCCGATCAAGCCGCACCTGACCGGCTATGTGGAGGCGGAGGAGCGAGGTCTCGCGCTGATCGCCGAACGCTTCGGCCTGCCGCCGCAGATTCCCGACGCCGTCATGATTGCCGATGGACGCATCCTCGGCGACGAGCGCGCCCAGAACATGGGCCCGTGCGCGGCGGATTGGGATTTCTCGCCCGAGCCGATGGGTATCAAGCTGAGGTTCTGGAATCCGGTCCAGGCAGAGTGCGCCTTCCTCGATCGATTCAGCGTGCTGACGGGTGAGCAGGCATGAGCAGCCCTCCGCAGCAAATTTTCTGGCTGACGCGCGGGGCGGCGACAAGTCTGTGCGCAGAGGCGGCGCGGCTGAAATGCCGGCCGAACACGCTTGCGGCCGCGCTCGTCAACGGCGCGCTTTCCGGCGGGCTGATCGATGCGATCCTCGACGGCGACAGGCCGGCAAAGCTCGCCGGCGGGCGGCCGCGCGATCCCGTGTTCGGGCTGACGGAGCTTCAGCATGCCGGGATCTACCTGATCGGCGAGAACGCCGGGGCGGACGGCTATTGCCGGCTCGCCTTCGCCGAGATCGGCCGTCTCGTCGGCGCGGACCGGCGCGACAAGGTGACGGCGCTGATCAAGAGCCTCGAGGCGCGGGACATGGTCGTTCGCGTGCCGGCGGACGGACGTGTGGCGATCCTGAGGCTGACGCCGGAAGGCGAGGCGGTGTGGCGCGCGGCAAGCGGGGAGGACGGGTCGTGAGCAATGTGCGCTTTTCCGATTATGTGACGAGCGGCGCATTCCAGATGGCGCTGACGCGCTCGCAGATCGCGGCGCTTTCGATGATCGTCGGCGGAGAGGACAGATATGTCCCTTCCGGCTCGGCGCTGGAGCGCAAGGGGCTGATCGCGCCCGTCGAGGGCAAGCGCGAAGGATTGCCGCTCGAATACCGGTTGACGGCCGCCGGCGCGCTGACGCTGGCGCTGCTGCACCAGGCGGGGCTGACCAATGACGGCGCGGATGTCATGGCGCGCGAAATGGAAGCGCTGCGGGCCGAACTCGACATGGCGCGCAAAGAGGCAAAGCGCGCGGACGAGCGGGCTCGTTCGCTCAATGCCAAGCTCGCCAAGATTGCCTTCGACATCCGGGTGAAGGAGGCGCGGACATCGGGGAACAAGCTGCCCTGCGCCATGCTGCCGCGCGATCCGCTGCCGGAGATGAGCGCCGAGGCAATCCTGGAGGAATGCCGGAAGCGGACGGAGCTCTACGATCCCGCGCTCGAAGAAAGTTGCGGCGGATGAGCGGCCCTGTCGAACGGATCCCGAGCTTCGGTTTTGCGCGCGGCGCCATCGTCGGCCGTATCGACGGCGGGCCGAACATGCTGGTCGTGCGCCAGACCGGCGAGCGCACGCTCGTCGTCACCTGCGAAGGCAACCGGGACGGGACGCTGAGACTGCGCGACGTTGCGACGGCGGAGCTGGAGCAGAGGCTATCTTCACATACGCCTGCTGCGGGAGCCGAGCCATGACGGGGGCCGATCGGCTGGAACGCATCAGGTCGAGGCTCGATGCGATCGGGCCGGCGTCATGGGTGATCGTGGCCGATGGACCGGCGACGGCGCTGGAGGTGCTGGACGCGGCGGGCCGTCCGGTTGCGCGGCTCTGCGCCTTCGAGCGGGCGACCCCCGACGAAATCGAGCTCGTCGCCAACGCGCCGGAGGATCTGCGGTTTCTGCTGGCGCTGCTGGCGGACGGGGAACAGAAGCCCGGCGAGCGCGCGAGCGCGAAGCTTAAGGCCGGGACAGAGGCTCCGAAGGACTACGCGGCAGAGGCGGCGATGGCCTGCGCGCGGCCGGCATGGGGGCGATTCCTCGCCGACCGGGCAAAGGCGGATCTGCCTGCCGACGCGGAAGCGACCGCGGCGCTCTTGCGGACGGCGCTGGGCATCCGCTCGCGCAAGCATCTCAACACGGACGGCGAAGCGGCTGCGCGCTGGAAGGCGCTGAAGGCGGAATTCATGGCCTGGCTGAACGGATATGGGGGCGGGAATTGACGGGCAAGCGCAAGATCCTTGTAGCGGACCTTCTGTGCGGCGCGGGCGGCTCGTCGACGGGCTGCGCGCGGGCGCTCGCCTCGCTCGGGCTCGAAATGGAGCTCGTCTGCGTCAACCATTGGCCCACGGCGATCGAGACGCACAGGCGCAACCACCCGGAAGCGCGGCACTATGTGCAGGATATCGCGACGGTGCGCCCGCATCTGCTCGTGCCCGAGGGCTATCTCGACCTCCTGATGGCATCGCCGACATGCACGCACCATTCCGTGGCGCGCGGCGGCAAGCCCACCTCGGACCAGCAGCGCTCGGACCCATGGCACATCGTCACCTGGCTGACGGAGCTTCGCGTCAAGCGGATCATCATCGAGAACGTCTGGGAGTTTACCGGATGGGGGCCTGTCGATCATCGCACGGGCAAGCCGGTCGCGAGCCGCAAGGGCGAATATTTCCATGCCTGGATCGAGACGCTGAAGCGGCTCGGCTTCGATCCGGAATGGCGCAAGCTCAACGCGGCGAACTATGGCGACGCCACGACGCGGCAGCGTTTCATCCTGAAGGCGAGGAGCGACAAGCGGACGGTGCGCTGGGCGCCGCTGACGCACGGTCCGAAGGGCGCATCCGACCTATTCGGCGACATGAAGCCGTGGCGGCCGGCGCGCGAGATCATCGACTGGTCCATCAAGGGCAAATCGATCCTCAACCGCAAGAAGCCGCTGGCGGCCAAGACATTGGCGCGCATCCATGCCGGGGCGGTGAAGTTCGGCTGGCCGGAGCCCTATCTCGTCATCCTGCGCAACCACATGGCGGCGCAGGGGATCGACATGCCGCTTCCGACCATTGCGGCGAACGGCGGCCATATCGGGCTTGCCGAGCCGGTGGTTGTTCGCACGGCGATGCCGCGCGCCAACGGACTCTGCGTTTCGGGCGATGACGCTCCGCTGCCGACTATCACCACGGACGGCGGTCTCGCCATCGTTGCACCATTCGTCATGTCGGCCGCTCACGGCATCGATGCCAGCGAAGCCGACCCGCATTCGCGTCGGTCTCGCAGCATCGACGAGCCGATCGGGGCGATCCATGCCGGAGGCGGCAATTTCGGGGTGGTCGAGCCGTTCGTGCTGTCGCGCCATGCCGAGGGCGCGCCGCGTTCGGTCGACGAGCCGGCACCGACGCAGGTGGCCAAGCATTCGCACCTGCTCATCACCTCCTACTACGGCATGACTCAGGCGGCGCAGAGCGGAGACGAGCCGCTGCCGACTGTCACGACGAAAGACCGGTTCGGCATCGTGGTTCCCGTGACGCACTCGAAGGGCGGCAACGGACCGCGCGACGTGGCGGAGCCGATCCCGACGCTGACGACGGCCAAGGGCGGCGAATTCGCCATCGTCATGCCGGTGACGCATGCCGGAGATGGAGACCGCGCGCGCGGACCCGGCGAGCCGTTGCCAACCATTACCGGGGCCAATCGCGGCGAGCTTGCCTTCATCACGGCCCAGCACGGCGAGCGGGCGGGTCAGGCGCCGCGGGTGCACGATGTCGGCGCTCCGGCCCCGACGATCGCTGCGCGCGGCCATGTCGACCTGGTCGAGCCGATCTCCGAGCCAACCTACGACATCCTCTTCCGCATGCTGGAGCCGCACGAGCTCGCGGCCGCCATGGGGTTCACGACCGACGAACAGGCCTACGAGTTCGGCGGCACGAAGACGGAGCAGATCAAGCAGATCGGCAATGCGGTCTCGGTAGCGATGATGCAGGCGGAGGTCGCCGCGATCATGGCGGATGCCGCGCCGAAGGAGCGCGCGCGGTCGAACGGGGAATTGCTGGAGGCGGCGGAATGAGCTGGAAAGCGTCGGCCTGGGCGAAGGACCAGCGGCTCGGCTCGCCCTCGGCGAAGTCGATCCTGATGTGCCTTGCCGACTATGCCGATCCCGAAGGGCTGATCAAGGGCTGGGCGAGCCAGTCCGATCTTGCCGAGGCGGCGGAGGTCTCCGAGCGCACGGTGCGCGAATGGCTGCAGCGGCTCGAGGATTGGGGCCTGATCAGGCGGCAGCGCCAGCATGGCGAAAAAGGCG